TTACTATAATTCACGCTATCCTATAAACATATCGGGTAGTACCCGTATGTTCAAACCTTAGAATTATTAATCATGGCTACAGTTCTATCGGGTACTTCGGGAGCGTTATATTATTCTCCTGCTGGTACAAGTGCAACAACTCTTGCAGCATCAGCTTTCCCAACATCGGGGGGAAATATTACTGTTGGATCTCAGTTGGGCTACAAAGTTAATGACACAGTAACACTTGCATATCCAGGAGGATCTACAGTAACTAACTGTATTACAGCAGGAGATCATTTTGTAAAAACTTATGATGCTTCAACAGGTGTTATGACTCTTTCTGCAACAGCAGGAGGAGCAGCATTAACAGCTTCAGCAGGGCCTACTTTTACAGCAGGAACTTTTGCAAGTATTACATTTACAAAACCATTAGTTGTTGGATCTGTAAGAGAGTGGAGTTTTGAAATAACCAGAGCAGAAATTGACGTAACAAGTATTGGTCAGACTGTCACTCAAACTGCACCATTTAGAACCTTTATCTCAGGTTTTGCTGATGGTAGTGGTTCTGCCAGTGTTTATTCGACAGATGATGATACACTGCTTTCCAGTAGAATGGTTGAAGACGTTATCCAACGTCAGCAAGCTGGTGCAAAGGTAAAACTTTATATTGATCGTCAGATGAGCGGTGCAAACGTAGACGAAACTGCAAGTAGATCAATTACTGCTGACATCATTCTTACTTCTGCGAGTTTCAATGTAAACCCAGATGATGGACAGGTTGTAGAAATAGCCTTCAGACCAAGTGCTGCTCCTACATTTGACCTATCTAAAACTTAATTAAATTAGCATAAGTTAACGAACCTCAGTTTATCTGGGGTTTTTTTATGTTTTGCATTAGAATAATAGTATACTATTTTATTTTTATGCCCACTACTATCTCAGCATTAGACAGACTAAGAAAAGCTGCAAATCTTGAACCTTCTAAAAAAGAAGTTGAATTATCTGATGGTTCTGTTTTTGAAATGTATGTAAGTCCATTAACAATGGCAGAAAGAGAAAGAGCACAAAAACAAGCTAAAAGTGATGATGCAAATGCCTTTGCTTTACAATTACTTATTGCTAAAGCACAAGACGAGAATGGTAGAAAATTATTTAATGCAGGAGAAATTGATGTATTAAAAAACGAAGTTAAAGATAGTGATTTACAAACTTTAATGCTTGCTGTTATCAATTCAGAAGAGGAAAATCCTGACCCAAAGAGTTAGCTGCCCAACTGAAAAAAGACAATCTTATGATGTTACAGTTTGGTGTGGCAAAAGAATTAGGTAAAAGTCTTGTAGAAGTAAGAAATATGACAATGGAAGAGCTTATAGGTTGGAGTGCATATTTTTTAATTTTAAATGAACAACAAGAAAAAGAATTTGAAAAAGCAAAAAGAAAGAGATAAGCTAGAATAAAGTAACCTTTTAGTGTTTAGCTGTGGCAACTAAAGCAGATATTGAAATTGCCGTAAAGGGTATACAGAAGTTAAAAGAAGCAAAAAAAGAAATAAATAAATTAAATAGAGCAATAAATGATTCTAATAAAGATATTGTAAAAGAAGCGAAAAAGAAAAAAGTTGTAGATAAAGCCAATAAAACAAATGTTGGTGCTGCAAGTCAAGTTAGAAGTATTAATACATTAAATAAACAACTTTCTACTGCGACTAGAAATTTTAATCGAGTTGCATTAGGTACCAAAGATGCAGCAAAAGCAGCACTTCAACTTAAACAAGCTCAAGATGCTTTGAACGTAGCTTATGCTCAACAAAATGATTTATTAGGCAAAAATGTACAAGCTCAAGGAGCATTTAGCAGAATATCTGATAGGCAATCAAGAAATGCAGAAGGACAAAGAACAAGAATGAATAATCCTTTAGTGCGTGGAATATCTAAAATCCCAGGGTTAAATCCTACAAAAGGTTTTGATACGGAAAGTGCATTAATAAGTGGTGCGTTTCCTCTGTTATTTGGTCAAGGGCCAATAGGAGCATTAGCTGGTGGTCTTGGTGGTGGTATCGGTGGAATGTTTGGTGGTATGGGTGGTTTTGCAGGAGGTATCGCAGCTACAGCTATTGTTCAACAGATTCAAGGTCTGTTAGATGGTGTAAGTAAATTAGGACAAGCCATGAGTCCTCTTGTTAAAAATACACAAGCAGTTACTACAGCATTAGGATTACAAGGTTCAATACAAGAAGCTCAAATAAATCGTATAGAACAAACTCAGGGAAAAACAGCAGCTTTTAATGCTTCGATGAAATTAATGGGCAATAGAATCGATCAAGAAGGTATAGATAAAATTAAAAACTTTGGAGAAACGACTAGATTGTTAGGTCAGCAATTTGCGGTGGCTTTATTAAAATTACAAGCCTTTGCTGCTGGTATTGCTAATTTTATTACTACTCTTGTTGTTGGAGAAGGTAAATTACAGGAAGCTGAAAACAAAAGAATAGTAAAAGATGCTGCTTCTCTTGGGGATAGTGAAGCTCAAGGTATTCTTAATCAAAGACAAGCACTTGCAACAACTGATTTTAATGAAGGTGTTACAGGAAGTCGAAGAAGATTTGGTGGTAAAAGGAAAAAAGAAGCAGAAGAAGAAGTAAAGGCTTTAGAAAAAAACTTTGCTATTCGTTCAAAAATTAATGCTGAATCAACAAAAATAATGACCGAAGGTGATTTGTTAATAAAAAATTTAATGGAAGAAGTTGATTTAAGAAAAAGAATTGAAGAAAATGAAAAAAATATGTCAAAAACATTAGCAGAAAAAGTATCTAAAGTAGAACAACAATTTGATTTGCATGGTAAAGAGTTAAAAACAAAATTAAAACAGTTAGAACTTGATAAACAATTATTTGAATTAGAAGCTAGTAAAAATGGCATTAGTAAAGAAGAACAAATAACTATAAATGATACAAATACAAAAATAGAAGCACAAAAAGATTTAATTGATAAAAATAATGAAGCAAAAGCTAAAGGTGTAAAATTAACAAAAGAATTACATTCAGAAACAAATAAAATAGCAGATGCTTTTGAAAAAATAGGATTAGAAATTTTAGATTCTGTAAAAGATGGTATTGCTGGACTAATTAAAGGTACATCTACGTTATCTGATCTTCTTAACAATGTTGCGAATAAGTTTTTAGATGTAGCACTAAATCAAGCATTATTTGGTTCTGTCTTAGGTTCAGCAGGAGATAAAGGTGGAGGTTTGTTTGGTGCATTAGGTTTATTTGCAAACGGAGGTAGACCTCCTGTTGGTAAGCCTTCAATCGTAGGAGAGAAAGGGCCAGAATTATTTGTACCAAGATCATCTGGAACGATTGTGCCAAATAATAAACTTGGAGGTGGCGGTAGTACGAGTGTTGTTGTTAATGTAGACGCATCTGGAACAGATGTTCAAGGAAATGAAGGTCAAGCAAAAGAACTTGGAACTCTTATTTCTGTTGCAGTTCAAGGCGAACTTATTAAACAACAAAGACCTGGAGGGCTACTCGCTAGTACACGCTAATGGCTACTTTTCCTAGTTACAACCCACAATATTCTGCTACAAAACGTAGTCAGCCAAATCTCAGGATTACTCAGTTTGGTGATGGCTACCAGCAACGTACAACCTTCGGTTTAAATCAAGATCCAAAAGTTTGGAGTCTTACTTTTAATGTAGATGATGAAGATGCGGATGAAATTGAAACATTTTTAGAAGCTAGAGGATTAGATGGTGCATCATTTGATTGGTCTCCTCCTGATACAACTACAACTTTTAAATGGATATGCAGAAGTTTTAATAGAGAAATGTTTGACTCTGATAGAAGTAGAATTACAGCCAGCTTTGAAGAAGTATTTGAACCCTAATGGCAGTACCAGTTTCAGCATTACAGGAAATAAATTCTGGAGCAGTAATAGAACTGTTTACTTTAGAACTTGATGCAACATTACATGGCTCAACTACAATTTATAGATTTCATAATGGTGCAAACTTAAACGCAAATGGAGAAGTTGTATGGGCTGGCAACAGTTATCTAAGATTTCCTATTCAATGTGAAGGATTTGAATTTACAGGAACAGGAACTTTACCTAGACCAACAATATCAGTCAGTAATATCCTTGGAACGCTTACTGCAATCATGCAAAACGTAAACCAAACAACAGTTGGTAATGATTTGAATGGTGCAAAATTAACAAGAATTAGAACTTTAGCCAGATATTTAGATGCTGCAAACTTCGCTCCAACAACGACTACAACTACCTCTACTTCGACTGTAGCTGATCCTTCTGATGCTGAAACTGTAACCTATACTGTTACTGTCCATAACCCTGGAAGTGGTAATATTTTTAGAATTAATGGTGTCAATAATCCTGTTATCACGATGAAAAGAGGATCTACTTATATTTTTAATCTGGCGGATGGTACAAATGCAACTCATCCACTAAGGATAAAATCTGATGCTGGAGGAGAACAAACTACAACTGTTAGTGGTACTCCAGGGCAAGCAGGAGCAACAGTAACTTATTCTCCTGCCTACCCAGGTGCTCCAAGCGATCTGAGATATTATTGTTTAACTCATGGTAATGCAATGGGTAACACAATTACGATGAATAACCCAAATACGATCCAGCAACAAACAACTTCTTCCTCTACAACACAAACTAATCCTTACGGAACTCCTGATCCAACAGCAGAATTTCCTCAAGAAATTTACTTTTTAGATAGAAAAATTAGTGAAAATAGAGATATTGTTCAATGGGAAGCAATATCAGCCCTAGACTTGGTAAATGTAAAACTACCAAAAAGAATTGCTACTAGAGATATTTTTCCTGGTATTGGCACTTTTGTTGGATGACTTGGCAGGATATTGCACTTAAACACGCAGAAAAAGATGCACCACATGAGGCTTGTGGTCTATTAGCTGTCTATAAAGGTAAAGAGAAGTATTTTCCTTGTAAAAATCTTGCAGAAGATTTAGGTGAACAATTTATTATTGATCCTGATGATTGGGTAAAAGCTGAAGATGCTGGAGAACTAATTGCTGTTTTTCATAGCCACCCACAGATACCACCATTTCCTAGTCAAGCTGATCTTGCAAGTTGCGAATATTTAGATTTACCTTTTTATATTGTCACTCCAGAAACAAAAGAATGGCATTATTTTGAACCTTCTGGTTATCAAAAAGGATTAATTGGTAGACAATGGGTATGGGATATTCAAGATTGTTGGACTTTGATTACTGATTGGTATAAAGAAAAGAAAAACGTAGAAATAGAACATTGGAAACGACCCAAAAGCCCTGAAGAGTTTAGCAAATCACCTTTATTTGAATACGCTCTACCTAAATTGGGTTTTACAGAAATAGATGATAATGTTGA